GGGGGGCAAGTGACGCGGCCTGCGTGAATGTCGGCGACAACGGTTCCGAGGCCAGTAGGGTTAGCCGAATAGAGGGACACCCCCGCCGTTGGTGCCGGATCAGAGGTGTCATGCTTGCCGACGGTTTGCGCAGCAAACGTGCCGCCGGTGTTGGCCGTCGAGCGACGCGTGATTTTGACCGGCGCAGTACTGTTAGACCCAGACGTGGCGCAGTTAATCACGATTGAGCGCAGCCGGATCAGCTTTGAGGCCGAACCCTGTATCAAGATCACATCGGTCGGCGAAGCAGCCGTTGCGACGTTCAAAAGCCCTAGGGAATAGGTGCAGCGTTCCGGCTCGCAATCGGACTGGTCAATATCGACAGTTGGGTTTGTGCCGGGGAAGATACGCAGCACGCGCTTGCCGACATTGATAAACGGGGTGGCGAGGGACATTGCAGCCTCTTCTTCGGGCCGCGCCCGATCATGTGTGGGGTGTCAGCCGGAAGTCGCCGGGAGTTCGGGGAGGAAGGCTTCCGGCGGGCCGGGTTAGGCGTCGCGGATCGCGCGGGCCTCATTGCGGAGGGCGAGCAGGTCGGCCTTGGTAGCGCGAGGATCGAAGGCCACGCTCATGCCTTCAAGGTCGGCGATGATCTCGGCCTTGGTCAGCAGCGACGGGTCGCCAGCCGCTTCCGGCTCAGGCTCCGCAGGCGCTTCGGGCTCGACATATTTGACGTGGACAGATGCGTCGAAGTCTTCGGCATTGATCAAGATGAACTCGCCCTGCTCGGGGTCGCTTGGCATGATCTTGACGGTTGGAACCGTGTCCATATTGTCTCTTTCCTGCGGGGTTTAAGGCAAAGGAAAGGGCCCGGAGCGCGAAGCCCCGAGCCCCTTGGACTTAGCCGAGGGCGATGGCGGTGAACATCGGAGTGACCGTCTTGAAGCCCCAAGCGAGGTGGAGCTCCCAGGTCCGCTGGCCGTATTGGGCGATGTCCAGCAGGAGATAGGTCATGCCGAACTGGTCGCTGATGGCCACCTGGTTGATGGTCGGGTTGGCGGGCATGATGGGCGGGCGGATGACGCCGACCACAGCCTGCTTCTCGAACACCACGTTGGCGGTGTAGTTGTTGCCGATGGTCATGGCGACTGCGGAGGCCGCAAGGGCGATGCGCAGACCGGGTTCCGCAATCACGATGGTGCCGGCGGCGGCAACGCCCGTGGTGACCACATACTTGTTGCCGTCACCCGCGAAGCTCACGACATCGCCAGCCAGGACAGTGCCAGTGCCGGTGATGATCGGGATCGAGGTGGTGCCGACAGCGAAGCCAGCGGTCGAGGAGGTGTAGGAAGTGCCGGTGCCCTTGGTGTGCAGACCGACGCCAGCCGACAGGACCGGCGTGATGCCGAACTGCGGGTCAAAGCTACCGGAGCGGCGTTCCTTGTCAGAACCCGCCTGATAGGCCTGCTGATAGATGCCGAGGCCGCGCAGGTTGAGCGCAGCAGCAGAGTCGATGGCCATGGAGAGGTTGGCAACCGGCGCACCGTTGTCTTCCAGAATCTTCCGGACGTTGGTGAAGGTCGTCAGGTCGGAGGCGAAGGGGGTGGTGCCGGCGGTGCCGTAAGCGCGGGAAGCACCCACCTTGATGGCGGTGCCAGCGTCGACTTCGGCTTCGTTCCGCAGGGTACGCATCCCCTGCTTGATCAACTGGCTGACCCACTCGTTGGAGGAGGCGCCATTTTCCAAGCTGCGGATTTGTTCGCCCGTGATGTTCCAGGAGACAAAGCGCGACTTGGTGATCTGGACGCCGACGCTTGCAGCCGTGGCGTCAGTACCAGCGGCCGGGACGTTGGCCGGGGTGAAGTCGGCGGCTACCCGGACAGGAGCGACCGGGACGGTGACGGTATCGCCACGGGCCACGCCCTTGTCGTCGAACATCGTGTTGATCGCGGGAACGATGCCGAAAGGCTCGTTGGCCACTTCACGAGCGGCAGAGAACAGGGTCGGCTGAAGAGCCGTGAGGGTGTTAGCCATGGGGATGGCCTTTCATGATGGGGGTGGTGTTTGGGGGGATTTCTTTGGGGGTCATCCGACCCAAGCACCGCCGCCCATCCGGGCCGCACGGTCGCTCGAATAGTTCTGTGTCGTCAGGCGTTTAGGCGTCGACGACTTGAAGGCCAGCGTTCTCCGGCTTGGCGAAGAAAGCTGCTTTTTCCGTGGGGGTCATGGCTTCCAGAGCGGAGGCCTTGACTGTCTTGTTGACGGTCTTCACATCGCCGCCGTTCTGGGCGCCGCCGCCGGAGCCGACCTTGCCCTTGGTGATCGCGTCCTTGTGGGGATAGGCGTCGAAGAGGATGCCCATGGCTTCCTCGAAGTCCGCAGGCTCGCCTGGGCGATTGCGGGAGTAGATCTGATTGCCGTGCTGGTCGGTCGCCACGATGGCGCCGTTTTCCAACTTGAAGTGCCTGCCGAAGTAGGTCTCGGCGATGTCGGCCGGGAGGCTGATGTTGTCGGCGATGAACTTGGAGCGGGCGAACGATCCGCCGATCTTCTCATGATGCAGCGCCGTCTCGAGTTCCTTCATCCTGGCCTCAACCGGTGCGTATTGTTCCCGGGTGGCCTTGATGGCCTCGGCGCGGACCTTCTCGACCTCGCCGGCGTCGATCAGCTTCTTCTGGTCAAGATTGGCGACCGTATTGAGGGCGGTCTTTGCGGCCTCTGGGTCAATGTCACCGAACACCTTAAGGCGTTCTTCGGCGGCTTCCTTGGCCTTGCGATGACCGGCGGCTTCCGTGGTCAGGTCGCGGACCCGGCCATAGAGGTGAGCGCCGTCTAGGGCGAACTCCTTGCCATCCGTATCCACATAGACGGGCTTGCCGTCCTGGAGCACAGCGGCGCCGTTGTCGTCGATCTTGAGCTTCATGGTGCGGGCTTTCTCCGGCATCAGCCGGGGCATTGGCCATCAGGCCGTCAGTCCGATCCATCAGGATTGCGGACATGAAAAAGCCGCCCGGTGAGGAGCGGCTGGGTTAGGCTTAGGTGAGCCGGTCGGGCTCTACAGGATCAGGCGCAGGACGCCCTGGCTGAAACATTGGGCGCAGTAGAGGTGCTTCTGCCCGCCTCGAGGCTTGCCAGCATAGAACTCAACCCCGAGCCGCAGTTCGATCATTGCCGATCCGGTGCAGGTCGTGCAGCGCAGGATGGTTGTCGGCAATTCAGGGTGTGCGAGCATCCGCTTGCGGCGGCGCTCCTTCGGGGCGTCGGGCTGTGGCGTGCCATCAATGACGAGGAAGCGGGGGGGCTTGGTCACCCATCCCCTATAATCCCGCCGCCTTGAAAGCGGAAGAGTCCCGGGCCCGCAGCTGATCAAGGGACAGGGTGTTTCCTGCCCTGTCGACGAACCTATCAACCGAAAGCCCGCCGCGCCGGAACAACGCCCCGCGGCTTGCCCCTAGAACTTCATCCTGGAAGGCCGCAGGCTGTTTCTTCAGCCAGGCCTCGTAGGTCGGAGGCGTGAACGGAGCCACACCTGGAATGTCGTCGACAACCGGGACCATAACGGACCTGCAGCCGATGTGCGCCGGCGGTCTGGGCCCGCTGTCGACCGGGTACTCATGGCCGCTGCGGGATATGCAGATCAGGGTCGTGCGTCCGTCGAGGACTGAGGTCCAGCGGAGCGCGTTGACGATGTCGGCGTTGGCCTTGAAGACTTGGTCATGCGCCACATTGGCCGTGTGCGTCACAGCCGTGCGGACCATAGCTTCCACACCCCGGCGCGTTCCCTGAAGGATGCCGTCTTGATAGCCCGCCGCCTTGGTTCCCCGAAGCTGTCGGACGATCTGATCTGTGGGCGTCCCGTCGATAAAGCCTTGACGGATGGTCTCTCGCACCCGCTTGGCCGCGCCTTCCTCGGCGTCCTTCAGCCACTCCCGAAGGAGTTTGCCTTGGAAGGGACGAGCCTGCACCGCCGCATAGACCTGGGCAAACGCAGGAGCACCCGTGAAGACCGTTTCCTGTCCAACCCCTATCAGACGCGCTGCGAAGGCCGCTTCGCTGTCTGCGAGGCGCTGGAGGCCACCGTTGACCCGTTCCCCGATGAGAACCCAGCCAGCGGACTGAATGGATCTGATCTGCGTCAGCAGTTGCTCGAGCCGAATGGCCGTCAGGCTGTCAGATGCAGCCTCGGCCAGTTTTGCAACGGCCGATTGTTCAACCCGGTTCAGTTGGGCGATGACCTTCTGGACCAGATGCGTTGAGAACCGCGAGAGCGCAATCCGATGCTTGACGCTCAGGTCGAAGACCGTTTCCGGCGTGACCGGCATTAGCCGATCACTTCATCAGACGGCCCCGAAGGTTCCTTGGTTTCGTCTTCGGCGTTGGCGTATGCCGGGTCCTGCATATCACCCAGGGGCGTGCCCTCGTTGGCGACCAGTTCCAGCTCGTCTTCCGGGTCGATGTCGCCTGAGAGCATCCCGCGGCGTTGCAGTTCGCGGATGGCCGTCGCCTTTGAGATCAGCCCGCCTTGTTGGATAGACTGGACCAGTTGGGCAGAGGCATCCGAGAGCAGCGAGGCTCCGAAGTCCTTGTAGAGCGTGATGCAGCCGGACGTTTGAAGCCCGCCATATTGAGCCGTGAACTTCAGCGCGGTATCGAGCGCGTCCTCGAAGGTCTCGGTGATGCGCTGCAGATCGGACTTGTTGGCTTCGGCATCGTTCGAGGCTTCCGTCGCCGTCCGATTACCGGGTTTCTTGACCAGCAGTTCCGCGCCGGCCTGGATCATCTGATCCTCTAGGGCCTCCATGGACTTCTTGGCCTCGCCAATGCTGGCGCCTTGAAGTTCAACCCACTCGACCTTGGCGTCGGCGTTAGAGGTCTTGATCGCGGTCGATGCGCCGACTGCGATGGCGTCGCCTTCATCAAACCCCGCAGCCAACAGGATCGGGACGCAGGCGCAATGCTCAATCGTGTCGAGGTCTGATTGCTTCTGCCAGTGCTTGATGTTCATGTAGGCAAGGTCGAGGAGCGGGCTTTCACCCTCCATGAAGGCCTTGCGGAAGCCGTAGAGCGGGACAAACGGTATCTCAGTGAGCGAGGTCGGGCCGTCTTCGACCTTGACCCAATCCTTCTCAGTCGTGCCGACCTTCTCCTGTTCCTCATAGATCGCATATGCGCCTGGGGTCAGGACGCGCACGCGCTGGACTGTCTTGGTCCCGAAATCGCCGTCATCGACCTCCGCAGCCTCTGCCAGGCGCAGTTGGGTCAGGCGGGCTCGCCCATTGGTCTTCTCAGTCCGCCAGCCAAGGATTTGACGATGCTTGATCCGCACCCAATAGGGACGGACGCCAGCGGCCATCTGCTCGGCTTTGGTCGGGGGCCTGCCTGTGACGGTTCCAACCGGCTTGGGGGCTTCCACAAGGATGCCTGCCAGACCAGAGGCCAAGGTCTCCGTCATCATTTCCGATGCAAACGAGTGCAGATTTACACCCTCGCAGTCGATGTCCTTGGCCCATTCCTCAATCTCGGGCGGGGTGTCTTCCGACAGGACCAGAGCCTTGGAGAAGGGCTTGCCAGACATGACCATGACCGTGCGGCGGAAGGCCGGAAACAGGGTTGCCTGCTTAATCCGGGTCTGCCACGAAACCACATCCTCAGACGGGAACCGGGGAAGCAGGCTTTCCTTGGCATCCCGCATCGCAGCCGTGCCCGCCATAAGCGGGTCGATGATGTCCCAAGCCTTGGACATTGCAACGATGGCCGGGGATTTAGCATTCACGGCAGTCATGTGGCGCCGCTCCTCTAAATCCGCAGGGTTGTGATGGTGGTCGACTGAATAGGCGTTAGGGCCAGATCGTTCAGGGCGTCCGCAAAGGCGTCGACCTGGTCGTCATGGGTGCCGGTCTTGAACACGCTCAATTCGGCTAGAAACGGCTCAACCCAGGCATCTTGCGCGGGATCGCCGGTCATAAGGATACGAATGTTCCCGGCTTCAGCTTGAGAGGCCGCCGGGGTCGCCCGCGTCTCCTTGCTGCCGGTCGGCGGGGTCGCTTTCACGTCATATCCGGCCAACATCCGAACCAAGGTCGCCGCGTAATTCTTGCCCGCCGCTCCGGGGTCTTGGGGAAGGCAAACGCGAGTTGAGCGCCCGTCTTGCGTGGCCGTGTTGACGATGGTCCGGTCCACGTCAGCCGGGCCAAACTGGCCGCGTGCGACGTGTTCGACATAGAAAATGCCGCGTGGGTCCCGGGACATTCGAACGCCGACCGTATAGTCGCCGCCGCCGTCTGTTGCGGCCAGGTCCCAAGCACGGACCCTGATTTTTACATCGGCCGGGATAGCCCCGACAGAGGTGAACCACGCCCGCTTGAACATGCCGCCGTCTCGAGGGGCTGGTCGCTGCTGGTATTGGCCCGCATAGGCATAGGAGCCCTTGGACAGCTTCAGGCCCTCGACCTCGGCCCGAGGGAACCGCTCGGGGAACAGAAGCTCACCGGCGGCCGTCCGGGGGTCCTCGAAGCCAATCAAGGTGACGCAGCGTCGGTCGGGCTCGAACTCCATCGGGAGGTTGAGGTGGACGTAGGGCAGGCCCAGGGCAAGGATTGTCCCGGCCACGTCGCGGCTGTGGAGCCGCTGCATGATAATGACGATGGCCGACCGCTGCATGTCATTGAGGCGGTCGTTGATGGCTTCCCGGAAGGTGGTGACGACGTTCTCGCGCTGGGTGTCGCTCTCGGCGCTGTCCACCGAGTGCGGGTCGTCGATGATAACGCGGTCGCCACGGCCGCCGGTCATGGAGGCGAAGGCCCGGCCCTCGCGCATCCCCGTTTCGGTGTTCTCGAACTTCCCCTTGGCGTTCTGGTCCTTGGCGAAGGTAATGCTGGGCCAGAGGGCTTGATATTTCTCGCTCTCGACGAGGCGCCGCATTTTCTGGTTGTCGCGGAGGACGTTGGCCTCGGAATAGGAGGTCGTCAGGAATCGCATGGACGCCAGCCCGGCGCGGCTCCACTCCCATGCGGGCCAAAACACCGACACCAGCAGGCTTTTCGCCATGCCCGGCGGGACCGTGATTAGCAGATATTGAATATCGCCCCTGGTCACGGCCTCCAGGTGGTCGCAGATCGCCCGGACCGCCCAGCCACCCACGAAGGGGCGGGGGGGTTCCAGGATGGGCCAGAACTCTTGGACGAAGCCGTAGAGGCTATTCGACCGCGCACGCAGTTCGTCCGCGTTATCCCGGACGCGCAGGCGTTCGGCTTCAGTCCTCCGCCGAATGATCTCCGCCGCTATCTGGGTCTTCCAGGCCGCCGTCTGGGGCTTGGTCAGCGAGTAGGAGGCCGCCGAGGAGTGCGTCGAGGCGCTCAAGTTCGGCATCCGAAACCCCAGTTAGGTCGACATATTGAATCGGTCCGCCGTTGGCTCCCGTCACCTCGTGGTCGAGGGG